TTTGCTGGTACACTAAACGGACGCTACAAGGTATACATCGATCCATTCGCTGCTAACCTAGATGCTAACCAGTACTACGTTATGGGTTACAAAGGTACATCTCCTTATGACGCTGGTTTATTCTATTGCCCATATGTTCCTCTACAAATGGTAAGAGCAGTTGGACAAGACACCTTCCAGCCCAAGATTGGCTTCAAGACCAGATATGGTATGGTTGCCAACCCATTCGCTGAAGGTACAACACAAGGTCTTGGTAGAATCACTGCTAACAGCAACAGATACTACAGAAGAGTAAAAGTACTCAACCTAATGTAAATCATTTACATATTTTCACAAAGAGACCTTTACGGGTCTCTTTTTTTATGCTAATATACATTTGTCAGAGAGATACTGGCTGCGGTAATGCCCTTTGGTAGGTTCAGCATTAGCGGCTATAGGAATCTACCAATCATTTTACTAAGACATGAAAGACCAAAATTCGATCAAAGATCAGGAAACTGAAACACAAAAGTTCAATCGTGCACTGGATTTATACATAGAATCAGTACATAAACCTGATCATCATCTTAGAGGTTGTGCACACAACCAACATTGTTATAATGAGTTGATGCAAATCAGAGAGAATGTGCTTGTATATGTACAGTCACTCAGAAAGAATGAACGGAAGACTTGATAAAGTTGCTATGACGAATAAACTCATGCAACTCAAAAGAGAATTACATTACAAATGTGAGATTGGAGAGATGGGTGAGTGGGAGTGTGAAGGTGCTAATAAGTATCTAAATAGAGTCTTTGATGTATTAGATGAATACTGGCAATAAATAGAAGAAAGTAACATTCATAATGCCTGTACGACAGGGTGTTGGACACCCAATGAAACTGCAACAGGTTTCAAATAGAAATTTTTTATCTATTGTAGGATTCAAGTTTGTCCTCAATAGATGTCCTAAAGTAGATTTTCTTTGCAACTCTGCAAACTTACCCATGATAACATTGGGTGTGGCAGAGCAACCAAACTATCTACGTAATATCCCAGTGCCAGGTGATAAGATACAATACGATGATCTGAGAATCACTTTTATGGTTGATGAGGATATGGAAAATTATCTTCAGTTATATCAATGGATCACATCACTTGGATTTCCTGAGTCTATCAATCAATATAGTGAATTATTGAATAACAAAATTGAAGTAGATGACCCTAATGATCCCTCAAATGAGCGATCTGATGCTACAATACAAGTATTGAGTAGTAATTACAATTCTACAGTCAGTATAAAGTTCAAGGATGTATTTCCTTATCAACTATCTGGTGTACCATTCAATGCTACAGCAGATGAACAAACATACTACACTGCAGAAGCTGCTTTCAAGTATACTCTATATGATGTAATCGATGTCAACGGAAAGAAAGTCTAGTCCACTATCCATAGAGGGAATACAGGACATGTGGAATGCTGATTCTAAAATGAATCAGGATGAATTAGATAGTGAGTCGCTAAGAATACCTCAATTACACGCTAAGTATTACGAACTATATAATACAATACTCCTCATGCGAAAGCGTGATGAGCAGGTGTATAGTTCTATGTTATTAGATCGTAGAAAGTATTACACAGGGAAAGCAACAGCACAAGTTTATGCTGAAGAACCCTTTCCCTACAAGGTCAGAGACAAAGATGACCTCAAGTTGTATCTTGACTCAGATGAAAAACTGACCAAGACTAGACTCAAGATTGAATACTACGATACCATGTTGAAGTATCTTGAAGAGATACTAAAACAGGTCACAAATAGAACCTACCAAATAAAGAATGCAATCGAGTGGCGTAGATTCTCATCAGGTTATGGCTGATCTTGTTATCAAGAAGAAGAACGAAGTTTTTCTTCAAATACAATGTGAACCTCACATAAGGCATGAATTGTCAGATGAATTTACATTTGACGTGCCTGGTGCAAAGTTCATGCCACAGTATAGAAGTAAGTATTGGGATGGTAAGATAAGATTATATAATGTACAGAAGCAAGAAATATATGTTGGGTTATTAGATAAGATTACTTCTTTTTGTAAGAGATATAATTACGACTTTGAATTTGAGAACTCCAAGTATTACGGACTGCCATACGAAGAGACGGAATCAATTTCATATGAGGGGGTAAAGGATTATCTAAAGGCGATCTCGAAATACAAGGCGAGAGACTATCAGATTGAGGGTGTGTTTGATGCATTGCAAAAAAATAGAAGACTAATCATATCACCAACAGGTTCTGGTAAGTCATTGATGATCTATGCTATTACAAGATACCACGTATCTTATGGTAGGTCAATCTTGATTGTCGTTCCTACCACCTCTCTTGTAGAACAGATGTATAAGGATTTTATAGATTATGGATGGGATGTCGATGAACATTGTCATAGAATCTATGCAGGTAAAGACCTGTTGAGTCAGAAGAGTGTTATTATATCAACTTGGCAGTCAATTTACAAGCTACCAAAGAAATGGTTTGAAAGATTTTCTGCAATAATCGGGGACGAAGCACACCAATTCAAATCAAAATCGTTAGTTAGTATTATGACTAAGATGTATGATACTAAATATCGCTATGGTTTTACTGGTACATTAGATGGCACACAAACTCATAAGTGGGTATTGGAGGGTCTTTTCGGACCGTCGTACAAGATTGTTAATACGAAAGATCTGCAAGATGCAGGATTCCTTGCTCGACTAAACATAAAAGTTCTATTACTCAAACATGATCCACAAAAATTTGAGACATATGAGGATGAAATCCAGTATCTGATAGGGCACGAGAAGAGAAATAAGTTTATAAGAAACCTAGCATTAGACTTGAAAGGCAATACTCTTATCTTGTTTAGTCGGGTAGCAGCACATGGAGAGGTCTTATATAACCTCATAAATAACAACGAACGTAAAGTTTTCTTTGTTCACGGTGGTGTGGACACAGAGGAGCGAGAAGAAGTTAGGAGAATCACAGAACAGGAAACGAATGCAATCATAGTTGCTTCATTCGGAACCTTCTCAACTGGGATCAATATCAAGAATCTCCACAATATTATCTTCGCTTCACCAAGTAAGTCCCGTATCAGAACTCTACAGTCTATTGGTAGAGTCTTACGTAAATCTCAAAACAAACTCAAAGCAACTCTTTATGATGTAGCAGATGATTGTAAAAAGGGATCAAGGCAAAACTATACCTTGAATCATCTTATAGAACGAATCAAATACTACAACGAAGAAAATTTCAGTTATGACATCATCCAAATCACAATCTGAACCCTATGATGAGTTTGTAGCATCTATCAAACTTGTTACAGGAGAAGAGATACTTACAAAAGTTATCGTCAATCAAGATACTGCAGACGAAACTGTAATTATAGAGAACCCTCTTATTTGTGAAGAGGTTCGCTCCCACGGAGCGAATATCCCTTTGGGATATAAATTTGAACCTTGGATGAAAATGTCTGAAGAAGATGTTTTTATTATTCACATGACAAGTATTATAACTATGTCTGAGATCAAGGATAAGCAAGTTATAATGACATATAAAAATGTATGTAAACAAGGATTCCAACGTCAGGATCCTAACCTAACAAGAGAAATGGGATCTATAGGTACGGTAAAAGATTGTAGAGATATGATAGAAAAATTATATAAGGGTGAAGATGCTACTAAAGATACTCAAAGCCAGTAGCCTAAAGTTCCCTTGAACCGCCACACGGTTAGTGTACACCTTTTATATGATGCTGTCAAGCTATGATCCTCTTCAGTGATAATTTCTTACTACCTGTAACCCAAATAGACAGTATAAGAGACAGGTACAAGCAAGAGAAATATAAGATATCTATGGAGGGAACTGGGTTTTGTTGGTCTAGTTATCATAAACAAGATGATTTTTTGAATAACGTATACAATAATAAAATATTACAATTCTTGAAGAACATACCTGTAAGCACCTCTAGAGGTTATCTAACCAACCCCACTCTCTCATACTGGGTTCAGATATATGATGAGCAAGCAGGGGGTGGACACCCTGTACATGACCACTGGACACCTGATTGTATGATATCGTTTGTCCATTTTGTAAAAGTGCCTAAACAAAATTGTTTTTACTTTCAAGCACAGGAGAAAATTTATCCTAAACAAGATCAGGGTGATATTATTTTCTTTCCATCTTGGGCATCACATGGGGTTGATCCCGTGGTAGAATGTAAAGACCGTATAGTTCTAGCAGGTAATGTGACTGTGGGTAGTTTTATGTCCAGACAATCATCTCGTCAGACTATCAGATGGAAATTGACAAAAAGTAAAGGTTCTTTCCTATGGGAAGAGTCTACTTTGACGAATAGGTAATTTTATACTATAATACTAACAAAGACATACTCCTATGGCAAGAAAAAGATCAGAGCATTATGTAAACAATAAGGAGTTCCTCGCTGCTATTGTTGCATACAAACTTGATATTCTGGAGGCAGAAAAGTTAGGTAAACCAAAACCAAGAATTACAAATTATCTTGGTGAATGTTTTCTAAAAATTGCTACACATTTATCATACAAACCAAACTTTGTGAACTACATGTTCAAAGATGATATGGTTTGTGATGGTATAGAAAACTGTGTGCAGTACATCAATAACTTTGATCCCGATAAATCTAAGAATCCTTTTGCATACTTTACACAGATTATACATTATGCTTTTCTACGTAGGATACAAAAAGAGAAGAAGCAATTAGAAATAAAACAAAAAATTATTGAGCGATCTGGATTTGATGAAGTCATGACTGCAGATCAAGATGGTAAGTCTTCTGAATATAACTCTATAAAAGATGCTATTCAATATAAGAGTAATAATAGATGACCTTCGACCTCACAGAAGAGGAATGGGAGTGTGTTCGTGTATGCCTAACTAATGCACCCATACCTTATGACATCAGAAAGAAAAAAATACCTGGTGACATACTAGAAAAAATAGGAAAACCCATCGAACATCGAGAAGAGGGTATAACCAAAGCAAAATACGATCTATCACAGTATGGAATCTATG